AGTTGGTGTGGACGATGGCGTCGGTGTGAAAGTCGCGGTATTGGTGGGTGTGCGCGAGGGTGTAACTGTTGCTGTTGCAGTGAACGTAAATGTGGTCGGTATAGGAACGGGAAACCCTCGTAGCGGTCAAGTGCCGCTTCATCAGTGGGGGTAATCTCCCACAGAAGGCATGGCACTGTCTTGCCCTTTAAAGGCTCCACGGTTGCCACAGAGGCGCCGTGTCCGCCTCGAAACAATAACTGGTAGTCCTTTAAAACAACCGGCCCAACCGGCTTAGCTGTGGGGCAACGGTGCGCCATTTGCTCAAGGTTAAGGTTTGAGCCATAGGCAATATAAAATGTTTTATTCATAGTCTTTGTCCTCCTTATTTTTGCAAGGCAACCGCTCAGGCTGCCCGAAATCGCCAAGCCGCTGAGCCGTCCAAGTGGGTGGTTAAATGTTCACGGCAGTTTGCGAATTCCTCGCCGATAAAACCGATGCGGTTGAGGTAGGTTCGCATTGCAAACTTTTCATTCTCGACCTGCGGTTTCTTTGCAGAGGCACACTTTTGTGTCAATGCTTGGTTGTTCAGTGCAAGGGTGAGAACAATGTAGCTTCTAATCTTGCCTGCATGAAGTTCACTGTTAAATCCTCTGAGTTCGACCGTGTGGTTTCCGTTGAAAAAGCTGTGCAGGTTAAGAAAATGGTATCGGCTTGAATGGTAATGTCGATTGGTACTTTCGCTATAACCCTCATACCAAAGGCTCTCAATTTGTGCCAGCGTTTTTGGTTTCTTACGGTTGATTTTTTCCACCAGAATCTCATCCATCTTTTTGCAGTAACCCATTCGTGAAGGTGCTATCTGCAATGCCTTGTAAAAAAGGTCGTTCTTGCTTGCGATGATATTTACAAAGTTTCGAATGCTCCTTGCTGTGTGCTCTGCTCCGTCTAAGTGAATGTGTATTCCGCAGGAGTTGTTGGTGAAAGCTCCTGCCTTGCGTAACCTACGTACCAGTTCCTGCAATGTTTCAATATCCCCTTGGTAGGTTAGGATAGGACTTACCAGCTCTACGCTGTATTCTTTGGTTGCTGCAACCTTCTGCCGTCCTTGTTTCTTCTGGCAAGAGATGCTACCATCGCTCATAATTTTCCAAACCCGTCCGTCAGCGGTTGCAATCTTCTTGGTGTCGTAATAGTCGCCTGTGCTCACAAGCGTTCCGTTTAGGTATTCGGCGGCAACCTTGGCAGCTTCGTTTCTTGTTATTCCTGTAAACTCAATTTCAATTCCAAAATTCTTGTTTAGCATTGATTCTTGCTCCTTTTAAAGTGTATTTGTCCCTTTCGGTATGTACATATATCACTCTAAAAGGAGTAAATAGCAAGACAATTATTCGATAAATACAGTCATTTTTTACACAATCTTACTCCGCTTTTTCAAGAAAAAAGTGTGTAAATTACTCTTCGATTATCCTGCACAAATCCTCTCCGTAAACCACATTTAAAGATGAACCATTCTCCCAGCGAACCATAATACTACCTGTGTCATCTACTCCAGTGACAATTCCTTTCGTTCCCATAGGAGGTGCTTGAAAATCGTCCATACGAACAAGTTCTACTTGGCAGCCCACTGGGTATTGCTTGCGGATGCGTTCAACAGTTTCTCTTGAAGGAAAGTTATTCATCAGTCATTACCTCCTCAGCTTTAGCTGGAGAACCATTTTTAAAGGCACTGTTGCCAGATAAGTTCTTTAGCAGGATTTTGCGTTCCGCTTTGTATTCGGAGCCTACGAAACCGAGTCGGACGAGAAAACAGCGAAAAGCGTACTTCTCATTTTCTACTTGCTTTTCGGTAGCATTGACTCTCTGCTGCGTTTTTGCCATCTCAAAGAGTGCAGTCACAAAATGGGTGTAAGCTTTCACCTCATCCGAAGCAAGCTCTCCTTGAAACCAAGGAAAACTGATAGTTTCTTCGTTTGTTATTATAGGGATGCAATCAGTAGCTAAAGCCTTTTTTATTAAGGACGCTTTGCTCTCTACTAATCGCTTGAGGTTTTCAAGAGCCATATCTGTGAAAGACGACCTTGGCAAATCAATGGTCAAACGGTTAGTTTCCACCTCGTCACTTTGCTCAGGTTCTACATATACGGGTGGCTCCTCATAATCATGGTAAGGGCTGACCCTTCCGCCAAGAGCTGCTTCGTAAGGAATTTGGATATCCTCCGGCACTGGTTCTGGTTCTGGAAGTGGAGTATCATATTCTTCTGTAATTGCTTTGAAGTCATGCAATCCCTGAAGGTCAGCAACCAAGTTGGGATTGTCCTCACCCTCGAGCATTCCATTCTTATCGATGTGGTAGCCTCCTACTTCGTAAGCAAAGGTAGGTGCACCAAGGTATATCGTCGGAGCATTTAGTTCCAGGCTGATAGCTCCTACCAGCGATTTTCGTTTTGGACCTGTAATGTTATAATTTATCTTCATTTTTCATACCGCCTTTCATTTTTCGGTACTACATATATCACTCTGAACGCTGTAAATAGCAAGTCATTTCGAGCATTTTATGTAGAGAATAATGTTCTTTTATTCAGCGGTATCTTGTATGAAAAACACAATGCCCGACAAAACAAAATATACACACGGAAGTGCCACTCCATTGCCCCACATCTTATATTCCGCAGAATCGGAATGTGGGTTTTTAAGCCACTTGGATATCTGCTTTAAAGTCTTAGGCTTACTTGAACTTCCAGTAACCTTGCGATGATTCTCGAATATTTCATACCAAGCGTGTAAGTCACCCATTGTTGGATTTTCTATTTCAAGATTACTACACCACCAATCCGGGAAACCTTGAAGCCTTGCACATTCGGTCGGAGTTAATCTTCTGACCGTGTATTCAATACCGTCTGTATCGTTTATAAGCGGAGGGTCTTTATAGTCAGTAGCAACCAGTGTATTGGCAAGTTCTTCTTCAGCGGCAGTAAAAAATGATGCCTTGCTTGAAGAGTAGGTAGGAGTTGCCACAGCACTTGGCCCCTGTGCATTAAGTGTCGATGATATTCCGTCTTCCGTAATCCCAAGATTTCTGGCATAATTTCGACCACAGTTGAAAGATTCTCTATCAATAGCGAAAACAACAGCGTGCTTATCTACAGTATTTAATGTAAAACTTATATTTTCATTAACCCCGTCACCCTGTGGCCCGTTCTTATCCTTTCTTCCAATCATGGAGCCTTGCAGAGCATAACTTTCTACAATAGCAATACCACCTTGATTGCAGGAAGGATTTCCTCCATTTCCATCAATGGTTCGTGAAGTATCGGCCTCATATACACCGCTGTTGGGATTTGATGATTTCATAGCATTGCTTTCTTTAGAACAGATACCATAGGCCTTCGGAACAAATAACGTCTGGTCATTGTTGCAGGATAGTGTTGCCGATTTATTATTCTGGATAAGAGCACCTTTACCGCCGCCCTCACAGCCAGACCGGATTTTGAGAGTTTTCGGTGTGTCACCGACTACAAAAGGCTGATTATTACCGCCTGTTCCATAAGTGGCTGATATAGTCGGTGCAACATCAATCGGTCCCGTAAAACGAGTATCTCTCCCGTGATTATCAAATACCGCCGCATCCACAACGCAAGGTGGGTGATGAGCCTCAGCTCGAAGAGTGCAAGTGACATCTTCCGTGATATCCATCCGATTACCACCTTGGTCATTTAAGATCACACTGCTTGTGCCTGTTTCTCTAATGCCGTTTTCAAAACAACCGGCAGCTCCTTGCCACGAGCGGAAGCTCTCCTTAGAATACCCAGACAAGCCTTCTGACTTAAATAGTATTTCTCCGGCACTCCCACCTGCAAAATCTGCGACAAGGAAGATGCGTTTTCTTCGTTGGGGAACTCCCCAGTATTGAGCGTCAAGCACTCGCCAGGCAATGGAGAAATTATCTCCCACGATATTTCCTGCTTGCCTCCATTTATCAGCTTTAGGAACTGATAAGATTTCATCCTTGATGTGACAGATGCTTTCGAGGACACATCTGAAGTCCTCTCCTTTGTTTGAGGAGAAAGCACCCGGCACGTTTTCCCAGACGATGTACCTTGGATATTTGCCATCTGTTGCACACCTCATTTCTTTTACAATTCGAATGGCATCATAAAAAAGGCTTGAACGCTCTCCGTCCAAGCCATCACGCTTACCCGCCACAGACATATCCTGACAAGGTGAGCCAAATGTAATTATATCAACCGGTTCTATCTTGCCGCCATCCAGGCAAGAGACATCACCGTAGTGTTTCATGAAAGGCAGCCTTTTTGTTGTAACCCGTAAAGGAAACGGCTCAATTTCTGATGCCCATAACGGCTCAATACCACAGAGCAGACCGCCCAAAGGAAAACCGCCGCTGCCGTCAAACAGTGAGCCGAGGGTAAGATTATGCATCATCGGCACTCACCTCCGGCAGATCACTATATCGGATTTCCGAGCCTTCTCTCAAAAGAAATACACCATCGGAGGTTCCGACTTGCTCAACATATCTCTTTACAATAACATCACAGTATTTTTCATCCAGTTCAATGGTGTAGCATATCCTGTCCGTTTGCTCACAGGCGATAAGGGTAGAACCACTTCCGCCGAAGGGATCGAGTACGATACAATTAGACAAACTGCTATTTAAGATTGGATAGGCTACCAATGCTACCGGTTTCATGGTCGGATGGTCAGCATTTTTCTTTGGCTTTTCAAATTCCCATATAGTGGTCTGCTTTCTATCGGCATACCAGTTGTGCTTACCGGATTTCTTCCAACCGAAAAGAACCGGCTCATGCTGCCATTGATAAGGGGAGCGGCCAAGAACAAGTGACTGCTTTTTCCAAATGCAAGTACCGGAGAGATAGAAACCAGACTCTGCGAAAGCCTTTCTGAAATTTAAACCTTCAGTATCTGCATGAAATACATAAATAGAAGCATCCTTCGCCATTGCCGCTTCGGTATTCTTAAACGCCTCAAGCAGAAATTCGTAGAACGCTTCATTTCCCATATTGTCGTTCTTAATTTTACCCGCCGAACCTTCATAGTTGACGTTGTACGGAGGGTCGGTAACAACAAGATTTGCGAGTTTGCCATCCATCAGAACATTGAAAGTATCAGCCTTGGTGGAATCACCACAAACGAGCCTGTGCTGCCCAAGCATCCAAACATCTCCTTGCTTGGTGAGTGCAGGCTTTTGCAGTTCTGCATCCACATCGAAGTCATCTTCATGAATGCCATCCTTAAGTGAATCCTTAAACAATGCATCCAGTTCAGCAGGCTCAAATCCGGTGAGGGATATGTCAAAGTCAGCCCCTTGCAGGTCGGCAATTAAGAGCATCAATTTGTCTTTATCCCAGTCACCGCTTATTTTATTGAGAGCGATATTGAGGGCCTTTTCTTTTTCTTCGTTCATCTCGATAACCACACACTCAACTTCAGTGATACCCATATCAAGTAGCACCTTCAAACGCTGATGGCCACCGACAACATGAGATGTGGTCTTATTCCATATAACGGGTTCAACATAGCCGAATTGTTCCATGGAGCGTTTTAGCTTTTCATATTCTGGGTCACCCGGTTTCAAGTCTTTACGAGGATTATAGTCGGCTGGAATCAATAGCTCAGTTTTCAATTTTTCTATCTGCATATAATTCAGCCGCCTTTCTTAAATTTGTATACATATTGACATTCTCCCAGGGGAACAGACTGGAATTAAAATGTCCGTAAACCGCTGTATCGGAATATATAGCATTTCTTAAGTGTAGTTTTTCAATGATTGCAGCAGGTCTAAGGTTAAATACTTCTTGCACAATATTGGTAAGCTGATCATCAGTGACCTTACCTGTACCAAAGGAAGTCACATCAACAGCCACAGGGTTTGCCTTGCCGATTGCATAAGAAAGAGCGACCTCGCATTCCTCTGCAAGACCGCTCCATACGATGTTCTTTGCAATGTATCGTGCCATGTATGCACCACTTCGGTCAACCTTAGTTGGGTCCTTGCCACAAAGAGCACCTCCGCCGTGGGATGCAAGGCCACCATAGGTATCGACCATGATTTTTCTGCCAGTCAATCCTGTGTCGGCAGCAGGACCACCCTCGACAAATCTTCCAGAGGGGTTAATAAGAATTTCGGTACCATCATCAAATGGAAAATCCTCAAAGCACTGCCAAAGTACATTATTTCGAATATCCGAACTCAGTTCTTCCAGGGTTTTGTCTTTATCATGCTGGACTGAAACTACAATTGTTTTTACACTTCTTGGTTTACCGTCCTCATATTCCACTGTTACCTGTGCTTTACCATCTGGTAGAATTCCTTTAATAAGTTTCCCTTTACGGCAATCATCAATACGCTTTACGATACGATGAGAAAGCACCACTGGGAGGGGAAGGTTCTTACTGGTTTCGCTTGTTGCATAACCGTAAACCGTACCTTGGTCACCGGCTCCAATAGAACCATACGGGTCAGCAATACCATTTCGCACTTCAAGTGCAATATCTACACCCGCCGCAATATCAGCACTTTGCTGATGTACGAACACAAATACTGTGAACTTCCACGGATTATATCCGACCTCTCGAAGTACATTTTTTACGATGAAACGGATATCCACTTTACCGCTGCAGGTGATTTCGCCCGCCACGATAATTTTTCCTTTAGTAGCCATGACCTCACAGGCCACACGAGAAGCTTTATCTTTACGCATACAAGCATCCAGAATATTATCAGCAATGAGGTCACAAAGCTTATCCGGATGTCCCATGCAGACACTTTCAGCTGTTTTATAAGTAATCATATTTTTCTCCTATCTTATTTATTTACCTCGCCTTGCCGTGAGCAGACGCTCCATTACATCGTCCTGTGGGTTAGCACCACTGTACTCACCAGTGCAGTTTTCTTTGACGATCTGGAATATCTCCATCCACAACCGGTTGGTTTGATTCATGTAATTCTGACCCATTGCCACATATGGACTTTGAATGGCATTACCCGTAGTTGGGTGTTTTGCTAAAAAGCCATATTCAGTTACCGCTTCCTCACATTGAATCCAACGAGCCACGCTCATGGCATAGCGCTCCAACAACTGCGGCGATACGAGAGCAGCACACCCACGTTCGTTCAGCCACTGCCATATATTTCTGTAAATTTCACCTGCAACCAGTGCTTTTCCGTCTTTTTGTATAGCCTCGAGCATCTTATTTGGCTCGGGCATTTCAAGTCCTTTTAGGTCTGCTGTATCCTGAAATTCCATCACGGTCAGTTTTCTGCCTCCTGGATTGCCTTCGGCGATTTTGTCAGCCAGTGGTTTCTTTTTCGCCCCTGCACCGACACGAGCGCCACCTCGATTTGTACCGTCTTTTGCCATATAATCACCTCACTTTGCAGGGCCAAGGCTATTCCCTCGTTTGAAACCGCATTTTTTCACACGCTGCCCCACGCCGCTGTCCGCTTTAAAAAGTTTTAGAGATTTTAACGCCCCCACCGGTCACCGCTCTCGGCAGTGATTCGAGAGTGACAGGATTTACAAAGAGCCATGAGATTGCTCTTCTCGTTGCCTCCTCCTTTGGAGAGAGGGAGGATGTGGTGTACCTCTTCAGCTGGAGTGAGACTGCCTTGTTTCTCGCACTCCTCACAAAGAGGATGCGACTTGATGTAGCGGTCACGAATGCGTTTCCAAGCACGGCCGTATCGTTTGTTGGAGACAGGGTCACGTTCATATTGGTTGTAATGTTTGTCCATTGCCTTTTGATGTTCGGCACAGTATTGCTCACGTTCAGCAAGCCGACCGCAGCCGGGATAAGCACAAGGACGCTTTGGTTTATAGGGCATCATTTCACCTCGCTTTAGGGCATAGAAAAAGCCCTGCAGGACGAACCCACAAGGCTTGGAATCTATTCTATTTCGCTGATTATATAATAACATAAATGCAACTGTGGTATCTTGTTGCAAAGTGTTGCAGAATGTGCAAACTATATTTTAATAGGATTTTCGGGAAGAGTCACATGATTAAGTGCTGCATTATGCCACCTGTAAACCGTTGTTCTGTCGGCATTAAGTTCATCACCGATTTGCTCCCAGGTAAAGTTATGAACGTACCGATAGCGTAAGACCATGCGTTCATCCGTGTCTGCAACCTCGTTTATAACGCACCTTATCTGTTCTTTGAGTGCTACAAGGTTATCCACTTCGGCATTTATCTTTCTTTCCAAATCCATAATCCGCTCTAAACACCTTACAAACTTGGCATCTGTACTTCGTGAAGTTTGCACCTTCTCATCCCAGCTTGGTGATGATACACTTGTTGCCATTTCTCTGAGGCACTCCATTTCCTCAATGTCAGATTCTATTCTTTTATCAAGCCGATACGCTTGGTGTAAGTATTCCTTTACTTTCATTCTTCTCTTACCTCCGATCTTAAATTTTTGATTAGGAAATTCCCATCAACAGAGGTAAGTTCTCTATACCAATCAGAATGGAAGAACCTCTCCACCTCGGATATCATGTCCTTCGCAGGATCATAGCGGGGACGTTTTTTCAGTTTTTTTAGTGCATCCCTATAATCCTTGACAGCTTGCAGGATAATGGCATTTGCAAGTTGCTCATAAGGGTCGGTCATCGCACCACCTCCAATTTTGCTTTTACTGCATCAATTAAAGAGGTTTGTGTTTTTTCTTTTCTTGTAAGTGCAACCATAACGTCTTCATCTATGGTGTTTTTGGCAATAATGTGGTGAATCACAACCGTTTCATTTTGACCTTGCCTATAAAGGCGGGCATTGGTTTGCTGATACAACTCCAAAGACCAGGTAAGTCCAAACCATATAAGGGTAGAACCACCACTTTGAAGATTAAGGCCGTGTCCTGCACTTGCTGGATGAATAGCGGCGATTGGAATACTGCCGTCATTCCAATCTTCTATATCTTTCGATGACTTTATCTGCCTAACGGGAAACCTCTTCTGGATACGCTCCAGGTCATGCTTATACCAGTAGGCAACAAGCACCGGTTTTCCGTTTGCTCCTTCAATTAGGTCCTCCAGTGCATCAAGCTTTCTATCATGAATCAAATGCGCCTTGTTTTTATCATCATAGACAGCACCGTTGGCCATCTGCAGGAGTTTGCCGGAAAGAACTGCCGCATTTACCGCATCAATTTCCTCATCACCTAAATTTGCTACCATCTCATCTCGGAAATCAGAATAAATGCTCCATTCCTTTTCACTCAGATACACAGGTACTTCATTTGTGATGCATTTAGGCATTTTGAGATAATCTGCAGACTTCATAGAAATCGTAATATCAGATATTTGCTTGTATATCCTTTCTTCAACACCTGGCAACGGCTTATACGAAAAGATAATCTCAGCATTTCGCTTATCTGGTACAAAGTAGGTGCTACGGTAGTGGGTTATGTACCTTCCAAGTCTTTGACCTAAATCAAGGACACGAAACTCTGCCCATAAATCCATAAGTCCGTTACTTGAAGGTGTTCCCGTCAAACCTACAATTCTTCTTACAGATGGTCTTACTTTCAGAAGGCTTTTAAATCGCTTTGCACCATAGGACTTAAAAGAAGATAACTCATCGATGACAACCATATCGAAGTCAAAGGGAATACCGCTTTTGTTGACAAGCCAGTCTACATTTTCACGATTAATGATATAAATGGTGGCTCTTTTCATAAGGGCATTGATTCTATCTTTTTCCGTTCCTACAGCCATAGAGTAAGATAAACCTTTGAGGTGATCCCACTTTTTTATTTCCGCAGGCCATGTTTGAGATGCAACTCTTAATGGCGCAATCACAAGAACCCTTCCTATTTCAAATTTATCAAGACATAAGTCAAACAATGAAGTAAGAGTGATAACCGTTTTTCCTAACCTAAGCCCATATCAAGGAATATTGCAGATATTGGCTTGCTCTTGATAAAATCAATCGCATACTGCTGATAATCATGTGGTATGAACTTCATTCGGCATCACCTCCCATCGTTCGTAACACTTCGTCAATCTGTTCTACGTCATCAATGCAGTAAACCGAAAACCCTAACTCTTCCAGTTGTCTTTTTCGCCTTACTTGTAGGGGACGCATCACTTTGCCCGGTGCTTTTAATTCAACAAATGCGATTCTACCTAAGGGAAGTAGCACAAGGCGGTCAGGCATACCATTAAACCCTGGACTTACAAACTTAGGAGCAATGCCTCCCATGTTTTTAACTGCTGCTATCAGTTTTTGCTCTATATATTTCTCACGCATGATATTTCTCCCATCTGACACAAGGACACAAAGTACACAACCTTTCCCTATATATACTTACGCGGGTGTGCGCTCACAGGATTTAACTCCCTTATTTATAAAAAACCATTTTGAATATAAGGGAAAAAGTTGTGTTGTGTGTGTCACGCTTAAGTAGTTTTCTGGTACAAACGCTGCCTGCCGTAAATCGGCAAACGCTTGATATTAGTGGTTCGCTCCCATCCGTTAATCTGAGCCATGAGTGCTGCAATCTGATAGCTATCCGTAGTTTTTAAGTCAGGGAGACTATGATTTAGGCATTCACACCATATCTCTGCATTGCTTACTGACGTACGTGCAATAGTTCCTATATGCTGGGTACCTCCAAACTCACTGCCGTTCAAGTAGTTACGGCGGGCAAACAAATCCATATCATCCCAGTCCGCAGGTAAAGGCGTATTAAGATACTCTTCCACCATGCCGACACGCTCGTCAGTTTCCATCGCACCCTTTTGCGCCTTTTCAGCTTCTTCTAAAATGTCACCTTCGAGATACAACTTTTCGCCGCACTTCCATATTTCTTTTGCTTCAGCCCAAAACTGCTGTCTATATTCCTCTGTAAAACTCCAAGTCTTTTTCTGTTTTTTCTGATGCACCTTAATAATCCAAAAGCGGCGGTTACCTGTGATGTCACGCAGATATCCACGCTCTCCGTTAACCGTTGCAATGACAATGCACTGTCTTGGATGGCTTTCAACTACTTTGCCATAGGATGGTCGGTATTTATCGTCTGAGGTTGAGAGGAATGCTTTAACCTTTTCAATATCAGCTTTTCTCATTCCGGCAAGTTCTCCGATTTCACCCGCCCAGAACCCCTGTAATTTCTCAGCCCCAGACTTGTCATCCATATCGGTAAGGGATAGTGTTTCAGAATAATAATCTGCGGTTACAAGGTCTTTAACTATAGTACTTTTTCCTATGCCTTGATCACCATCAAGTACGGGAACACAGTCAAACTTAATACCGGGGACATAT